ACCAAACGTAAAATTCAAAGAAGTAATTAAAACTGTATCTACTGATGATATCGTAAAAAATGCTACTTGTGACTTTGACGGAACTTCTACTTTAACTCTTGCTGAGAGAATTATCACTCCAAAAGAGCTTCAAGTAAATTTACAATTATGTAAGCAAGACTTTCACCAAGATTGGGAAGCTATTCAAATGGGATATTCTGCATTTGACAACCTACCTTCTTCTTTTGCTGATTTCTTGATTGGACACGTTGCTGCTAAAGTAGCACAAAGAACTGAAACTTCTATTTGGGAAGGTTCTACTGCAACAAGTGGACAGTTTGATGGATTAACTACTTTGCTTGATGCAGATGTTGCTCATACAGGTGCCTCTAAAATTACAGGTACAACTGTAGATGCTGCAAACGTAATTGCACAATTAGGAAGTATCGTTGATGCTATTCCTTCTACTATCTACGGAAGTGAAGATTTAAGCCTTTATGTATCTCAAAATATCGCTAGAGCTTATGTAAGAGCTTTAGGTGGATTCGGAACTTCTGGTTTAGGAGCTGCAGGTACAAACGCTATGGGAACTCAGTGGTGGAACAACGGAAGTTTAACTTTTGACGGAGTTAAAATCTTTGTTGCAAACGGACTTGCTGATAACACTGCAATTGCTGCTGAAAAATCTAACTTATACTTTGGTACAGGTCTATTATCTGACTACAACCAAGTAAAAGTAATCGATATGGCTGACTTAGATGGATCTCAAAACGTAAGAGTTGTAATGAGATTTACTGCAGGTGTACAGTACGGAATCGTAGGAGATATCGTATCTTACGGAATCTAGTAGAAACAATTAATTAACTTAAAGGGGTGGGTAAGCCGAAAAGCCTACCTACCCTTTTTTAATACAATAATAATATGGCTTGTGATTTAACAAAAGGTAGAAAAGAACCTTGTAAAGACGTAGTTGGTGGTCTTAAAGCTGTTTACTTTGTTGACTATTCAGACTTAGGAACAGTAACTCAAACAGATGATGAGATTACCGATATGACAGGAACTTTTTCTGCTTACAAATATGAATTAAAAGGAAATAGTAGCTTCGAACAAGCTGTTAATTCCTCAAGAGAGAATGGAACAACATTCTTTGAGCAAACATTAAACCTTACCCTAAAGAAGTTGTCTAAGGAAGACCATAAAGAGATAAAACTCTTGGCTTACGGACATCCTCACGTTGCTGTTGAAGATTACAACGGTAATGTATTTCTAATGGGTCTTGAAAATGGAGCTGATGTATCTGGTGGAACTATTGTCACTGGAGCTGCTATGGGAGATTTAAGTGGTTACACACTTACCCTTACTGGTATGGAAGTAAAGCCTGCTAACTTTGTATCTGGCCCAACTGCTGCTGATCCTTTCGCAGGAATGACTAGCGCAACAGCAACTATTGTAGAAGGAACAAACTCTTAATACAATTTCATTTTGATAATTAAGGGGTGGCAGAAATGCTACCCTTTTTTTGTGAACAGAAATAAGGTTATTTAGTTATAATTATATGATAAGGTTATTACCAAATACAGATCCTCAAACACTAAGCATTATCCCTAGAGAATATATAGAAGCTAGTGATTTACAGTTAGTGATTAAAGAAGATGGAACTAAAAAGAATGAGACGTTAACAGATTTGACTTCAATCATTAATGGTAACTTTTTAGATATAGAATGTACATTTAGTATTCTTACTGATGAAAGTTCTTATTCTATAGAGCTAAAGCAAGGAGCAACTTTATTGTATAGAGACAAAATATATTGCACTTCACAAACTAACGACACTGTATCTCACACTTTAAACACAGGAGATTACGAGCAGTTCGATTCTGAAACGGAAGAGCAACAATATATAATTATATGAGCAGAAAAAATATAAAAAGAAATCGACCAGTTGATACTCCTAAGAAATCTTACGATTCTAGTCTTAGAGTCTTGAATTTATCAGGATATGAAGTGCCTAGCGTAACTGAAAGTAAGCGTTACGATTGGGTAGAATATGGTGACGATAATGACTACTTTGCAGAGCTTATTGAAAAGTATTTAGGTAGCCCAACAAACTCAAGATGTATTAACGGTATCGTAGATATGATTTACGGTAGAGGTTTAAACGCAACAGACTCTACAGAGAAGCCTGAGATGTTTGGAAAGATGCAAGCTATCCTAGCTCCTAAAGACGTTAGAAGAATGGTTAACGACCTAAAGATATTGGGTCAAGCTGCTATTCAGGTTGTATATAAAAAGGGTAAGAAAGAGATATCAGGATTGTATCACTTTCCTATGGAAACCCTAAGAGCTGAAAAAGCTAAGGACGGTAAGGTTCAAGGTTATTACTATCACCCAGATTGGATAAATATAAAGCCTAGTGATAAACCTAAAAGAATACCTTCTTATAGGAACGGAACTAAAGGTGAAAATATAGAAATATATTGTGTGAAGCCTTACAGAACAGGATTTTACTACTACAGCCCTGTTGATTACCAAGGATGTTTACAGTACTGTTCTTTGGAGGAAGAGGTGTCTAACTATCACTTAAACAATATTAAGAACGGTTTACAGCCTTCTTTATTGTTGAACTTTAATAATGGAATCCCTACTGATGAGATTCAAGAAATTATAGAGAGAAAGATTTATGATAAATTCAGTGGTTCTTCAAACGCTGGTAGATTTATATTGGCCTTTAACGAGGATTCAGATAGTCAATCTACTGTAGAACCTATTCACTTACCTGATGCTCACGCTCAATACGAATTTTTAGCCACAGAGAGTAGAGAGAAAATTATGATAGGACACGGAGTCGTATCACCTATCCTTTTAGGTATTAAAGATAATACAGGATTTGGGAATAATGCGGAGGAACTTAGAACCGCTTCTATTCTTATGGATAATATAGTTATTAGACCATTCCAAGCACTTTTAATAGATGCTTTTAAGGAATTACTTTCCTTTAACGGTATTATGCTTGATTTATACTTTACGACACTTCAACCGATTGAATTTACTGAACTAGACAATATCGCTACTAAGATCAAGAGAGAAGAAGAGACTGGTGAGAAGTTATCTTCTGACAAAGTTGAGCTTTCTGAGGAAGAAATATTGGATTTTGAGGTAGATGCAGAACCAATAGAAATTACAGAAGAAGAATAATATGAAGGCATTATTTATAACATTAAAAGAGCTTAAAAGAAAGTCAATATTTGATGGCAATATTGATGCTGATAAACTGATACAGTTTGTTGAAGTAGCACAAGATACAAATATTCAACAGTATTTAGGAACTGCTCTATATGACAGATTACAAGCTGATATTATTGCAAATACTCTAAGTGGAAACTATCTAACTTTGGTTAATGACTATATTAAGCCTATGCTTATCTGGTATAGTCAAGCTGCTTATATTCCTTATGCAGCATATCAGATATCAAATGGAGGTATCTATAAGCATAACTCAGAGAATGCTGTATCTGTAGATAAAGATGAAATAATTACACTTACAGAACACGCAACAGAAACTGCTGAGTTCTATACTCAAAGGTTTATGGATTATATGAATTTCAATAGTAATCTATTCCCTGAATTTACAACAAACCAAGATGATGGTATGTATCCACACAGGGATATAAACTTTACTGGATGGGTATTGTAGTAAACAGAAAGAAAAAGGGTTATAAGCCTAAAAAAGAAAACGAAATCAAATTAAACAGTTATTTAAAAAAGGTAAATAGCGAACCTGTAAAGAAATAATATGGCTAATAATATAAATTGGGGAAAAGTATATTGTGAGATGGAAGTCGACTCTTCTTGGGGAGCTGATGAAGATTGGAGTACAAACTACATTCCTGATTTTTCTGCACCTACTTGTTGGACACTTGTGGATGCTTTTACAGTTGATACAACAGCTTATAGAACAGACACAACATTATACACAACAGATAGAACACAAATATAAAGAAATAAGAAATGGGAAAACAAAATATAGCTATTGGAGCTGCTGATCAGGGTAATGGAGACACTCTCTTTGATGCTTTTACTGCGGTAGTTTCTAACACAAATGAAGTTTATGAAGGAGCTAATATAACAGCAACAGCACCTTTAGAAAAAACTAGCGTAGCAGATACTTCGGTTACTTTATCAATCGCAGATAATGGGATTGGAGCAACGCAATTAAATGTAGCAGATAACGGTACACCAGGATACCTCCTATCTTCTGATGGAGATGGTAGCTTTACTTGGGTTGCAGGAGTTGAAGGAGATATTACTGCTGTAACAGCAGGTGATGGTCTTTCTGGAGGAGGCACAGCAGGAGCTGTCACTTTGAATTTAAGTGTAGACGATTCAACTATAGAAGTTAGTGGTGATGCTGCACAAATAAAAGACTTAGGGGTTACAACTGATAAACTTGCAAATGATGGAGTTACCTAC